TAGGGCGGGTACGGCGTAACGGGGTAGATAGTTGGGCGGGCGTAAACGTAGACGCCGAAAACACGTTAGCTATACCGGGGCTTTGGCGCGGTATAACGCTCATAGCCGACGGCGTAGGCGCCCTACCTTGGGCCAGCTATCGCGGCGAGATCAAAGTAGACCCACAGCCGGCAATACTTGAACGGCCCAACCCGCCCGAGACGCTTATAGAAACTAAATCGGCTATGGTGGCCGGGCTTTTGGTACACGGAAACTATTTAGCGGTATTGGGGCCACCAAATGCGCAAGGCTACCCCGACGTATTGCACCCGATAGACCCCGACAAAGTCCACGTATGGCGGGAACGTGACGGCGACGACGCCGGCCGCATTAAATACAAGATAAACGGCAGCGAATACGACCAAAGCGAAATTTTGCATATTAAGGGCTTTTCTATGCCGGGCGACCTTTTAGGGTATGGCCTTTTGCAAGCCCAAAGGCAAGGTATCGGCGCTGCCGTAGCCCTTATGGAATACGCCGCCCGCTACTTTGACGGCGGCGTTACCCCGTCGGTAGTGCTTAAATCCGAAAACGACGACCTACAGCAAGACGAGGCCGACCAGCTTAAAGCTATGTGGCTTAACCATTACGGCGGCCGTTCACGTATGCCCGCCGTTTTAAACGCTAGTACCAAATTTGAGGTAGTGAGCGATAACGCCCAACAAAGCCAAATGGTCGAGCAGCGCCAATACTCTTTAACCGATCAAGCCAATATGCTTGGCACCCCGGGTTACTATATCGGCGCCCCAAATAGCAACCGCACGTATAGCAACGTCGAGCAAGAAAACCAGCAGCTTATCCGTTGGACTCTTACCCGTTGGCTTGTACGCATTGAACAAAGTATGAGCGACCTAGTACCTAGGGGTCAGACGGTTAAATTTAACCTTGACGGCCTTTTAAGGTCGGATACGCTCGCCCGTTACCAAGCTCACCAAATAGCGCTAACTAACGGCTTTTTAACGGTAGACGAGGTTAGGGCGCTTGAAAATAGGGCGCCGTTAGGAGAGGCTTAACCAATGCTAGAAACCCGCAACTATGAACTAGACCTAGAGGTACGCGACGTAGCTAACGAGCGCGTCATATGCGGTATTTGTGTACCGTACGGCGTCGAGCAACGTATACACGCTGGCTTGACCGAGGTATTTATACCCGGCGCGTTTAACGCAGTAACCCGGGCAGCTCACCGGGTAAAACTTTTGCTAGGTCACGACGCTAAAGCGTTACCGTTAGGCCGCGCCCAACTATTACGCGAGGATAGCGCCGGCCTATACGGCGAATTTCGGATAAGCAAGGGCAGCCGTAACGACGACGTCTTAGAACTTGTCGTAGACGGCGCTTTAAACCAGCTAAGCGTAGGGTTTATGCCGCTTAAAGATCGGCGCCGCCCCGACGGCGTCGTAGAGCGCGTAAAAGCTCATTTAGCCGAGGTTTCTTTAGTTACCTTTGGTGCATACGGCGAGGCCGCCGCGCTAACTGCCGTACGTGACGAGATCGAGAACCCGAACCTAGAGGCCGCTAAAGCCCTTATAGCCAAGCTGGCTAAATGAGATCGACAAGCGTAACCGTAGGCACCACGCCAACGCTTTTGGTAGCGGCCGACGACCTTAACCGATACGTATATTTGCACGTAATCGGCAATACGGGCGTATACCTTGGCGGCTCAACCGTAACGACGGCAACCGGCACACTTACCGAAAAGCACACCAGCCCGATAGAGCTTTTTATACCTAGCCGCCAGACCCTTTACGGCGTCGTAGCAACAGCTACCGAGGACGTAAGAGTATTAACGCCCGACGTAGATTAAATGCCGTACAGCGTCACGAATAGCGCCGACGGTTGCCAAGGTTGGGCCGTAATCAAAGACGCCACCGGCGAGGTTATCGGCTGCCACGCAACGAAAACCCAAGCCGAAAAGCAACTAACCGCCGTGAATATTGCCGAATACGGCACCGACGACCGAGCCGCCGCCGATCTAGACGCGCCCGAATTTATGCGAGCTAACGCCCGCCGAGGTTTAGAGCTATACGCCCAAGGTTTAGCCGGCGACGGCCTACAGCCCGAAACGGTACGCGACGCTCGAGCTATGGCCGACGGCAACGTAAGCGCTGCCAAATGGCGCAAAATTAGCGCTTGGGTAGCCCGCCATTTAGTAGACCTTGACGCGGTAGACGACGACGAAATAACCCCGGGCGTAGTAGCCCATTACCTTTGGGGTAGTGGCCGTACCCGCCAAGCTGCCGAACGTACCAAAGAGTACGCCGACCGGGTAATAGCCCGTCTAGATCAAAACCGGGCCGCGAAAATGCCGATAGCAGTAACCGACATAGACGGCACCCTAGTTACAGCCAGCCAACAGCCCTACGAGCCGGTAATAGAGGCCTTAGACGAGTTAGACGTAGCCGTAGTAGTGCTTAGCGGCCGGGGCGAAAACCAACGCGCTAAAACCGAAAGGCTACTCGAGGAAATAGACGTAGATTACGACGCGCTCATTTTGGCGGGCAGCCCCGAGGGCAAAGTAGACGCTATGGCCGATCTAGCCAAAGCTTACGACGTTATAGCAGTATTTGAGAATAACCCCGAAACGGTAGACGCCTACCGGAAACTTGGCGTACCCGTAACGGCGGTATCCCAACGCGCCAATATGGAAAAAGCGCAAGAAATCCGCCAAAAGCTATAAAAAGTTTGTTAGCGTTAAAACTAACCGCAACCCAAGCGGCCGAGAGTGGCACCCCGCATAGGCGGCACCCCAACCCGGACAAATGGCACCCGGAAATAAAAAACCCGTAAAACCCATTAACCCGAAAAGGATATACCCCTATGTCTAACCCATTTCTTACCGGCTTGGTAGAAAAGCGCCAGCAGAAAACCGAGCTTATCGACGCAACAATGAGCCGCGCCGCCGACGAAAACCGCGACCTTACCGACGTCGAACTATCCAATATTCAAGCTTTGGCAGCAGAGGCCGAAAAGCTCGATGCCCGCATTGAGCAGGTAAACGAGATCGAAACCCGCAACACCAAAGCCGCCGAGCTGGCCGCCAAGGTTGGCCCCGCAACCGAAACCCGCGAAATTGGCGGCGCCCGCGTCACCCGCGAGGAATTGACCTACACCGAGCGCGGCAGCGCCGACTTTCTTACCGACGCTTTGGCCGCCGAATTCGGCAACAGCTACGAGGCCCGCGAACGTATCACCCGCCACCAGCGCGAAATGATCGTAGAAAAGCGCGACGTAGGTACGTCGGCTTTTGCTGGCTTGGTCGTGCCGCAATACTTGACCGACCTTTACGCGCCGTTGGCACGTGCCGGTCGCCCGTTGGCCGATATTTGCCGTAAGCACACGCTACCCGCGCAAGGTATGACCGTAAATATCTCACGCGTAACGACCGGTACGGCGGTAGGTTTCCAAGCTGCCGAAAACGACGTAGCAACCGAAACAAATATCGACGACACCCTTTTAACCGTGAACGTGAACACCATTAGCGGTATGCAAGACGTTTCAAAGCAAGCGATTATGCGCGGTACCAATATCGAGGGCGTCGTATTGCAAGACCTTATTAGGGCTTACCATACAAAGCTTGACCAAGGCATTATTACCGGCGACGGCACAAGCGGTACCCCGGTTGGCTTGGATAACTTGACCGGCGAAAACGTCGTAACCTACACCGACGCCAGCCCGTCAGTAGCCGAGCTTTACCCCAAGCTCGCCGACGCTATCCAGCAAATCCAAAGCGGAATTTACGCGGGGCCAACCCACGTGATCATGCACCCGCGCCGCTTGGGTTTCTTGCTTTCCGGTACAGATACCACAAACCGCCCGCTTGTCGTGCCTAACGCAAATGGGCCAATGAACGCGACCGGCACCTACGGCAACCTTGGCTACGGTCTCGCCGGGCAGTATTCGATCTTGGGTCTCCCGATCATTACCGACGCCAATATCCCAACCAACTTGGGCGCCGGCACAAATGAGGACGAAATCTACGTAGTAGACGCAAACGAGCTTCACCTATGGGAGACGCAGGACGCGCCAATGTACGTACGTTTCGAGCAGCCCGACGGCCGCGTAGCTATCCGTATCGTACTTTTCGGTTTCGCCGCGTTTACCGGCGAGCGTTACCCCAAGGCCGTTAGCCGTATCACCGGCACCGGCCTAGTAGCACCAACCTTTTAACTAAAGGAACGCCCCTAGCCGGCCCGCTTAACCGCCGGCTAGGGGTACCGACCAATGGCAAACCAAATAGACGCCCTAAAACGCGAACGGGAACACTACCTAAACCGAGGCCTTAAAGACCGAGCCGACCAAGTAGCCGCAACCCTAAAAGCTTTAGGCGTCGAGGATAAGCCAGCAAAGCCAGCCGCCCCGGCCGCCAACACAGCAACGAACCCGGCGCCGGGGCTGGCTACACCTAGTAAGAAACCCGCAACGCGACGCAAGGGCAAATAATGGCTATTACCAACGGTTACGCAACGCTTAGCGAGGTAAAAGCCTATCTAAGCATTAGCGACGCGCTCGACGATACCGTACTAGAGCAAATGACCGAGGCCGCCAGCCGAACTATAGACAAGATCGCTAACCGCCGTTTTTATTTAGATACAAACGCCAGCGCCCGCCTATATCGGGTAACTAACCCTATATGCCTATTTGTAGACGACATAGGCAGCACTACCGGCCTAGTAGTTAAAACCGACGACGACGGCGACGGCACCTACGAAACCACGCTAACGCTAAACACCGACTACCTTTTAGACCCGTTAAACGCCAACCAGCTTGGGCGCCCTTGGACACAACTAACCCGGCTCGACTACGACGAATTCCCAATACCGCTTAACTATCGGCCCGGCGTACAAGTTACCGCTAAATGGGGTTGGCCTACAGTCCCCGACGACATTAACCAAGCTTGCCTAATCCTTGTAGCAGACCTTTTCAAACGTAAAGACGCGCCCGGCGGCATAGTCGGCCTAGCCGAACTAGGCACTATCCGTTTAAGCCCATTAGGTCGAGATATAGCCGCTATGGTGAAACCTTACCGGCGGTTGGTGCTGGCGTGACCCCAAGCGCAATACGCGACGGCCTAAAAGCCAACATACAAGCCGGAGTAACAGGCGTACGTTGCTACGACACTATCCCCGATAGCGTAAACGTACCCGCCGCGATCGTCGGCCAGCTCGACATTACCTACCATACCGCTATGAAAACGCTAGTAAATAGCGCCACTATTGAGGTATTAGCCGTAGTGTCACGAATGGACGCCCGCAGCGCCCAAAACTCTTTAGATACCTATATAGCGCCCGAGGGCGCCAACAGCTTTAAAGCAGCTATAGAGGCCAACCCAACCCTAGGCGGCGCCGCTTTTGATCTAATTGTCACTAGAGCGCAACCCGGAACTATTACTATTAGTGGCATAGACTATTTGCTATACCGTTTAGAGATCGAGGTAACAGCGTGAAAACTTACGAGGTAGTAACCGACAAAGTAGAGGGCTTTAAGCCCGGCGACGTCGTAAGCGAAAACGAGCTACCCGGCGTAAATTTTGACGCTTTAGCAGAGTCCGGCCACGTAAAAGAAACTAACCCAAAACCCGCAAAGGATAAGTAAAAATGCCATACGTATTGAAGTCCGTTAAGGTCACAATTAACAGCGTCGATCTTTCGGCGTATGTAGTGGCTACCAGCCTTACCCGAGAATTTGAGCAAGTAGACAATACGACAATGTCTAGCGGCGGCGCCCGATCATACGGCGCGGGCCTTGAAAATAACACGCTCGAGGTTACTTTTCTTTCCGACTTTAGCGCTACCGCCGTCTATGACACTCTTAAAAGCTTGGTAGGTACCACGACTACCGTTAAGGTAAAGCCAACCAGCGCCGCTACAGCCGCCACGAACCCCGAGTTCACACTTACGGGGTGTACGCTACTTTCGCTACCTTTGGTAGACGGTACCGTAGGCGATAATGCCCAAATGGTGGCAACCTTTGTAGGCGGGGCCTATACCGTCGCTACCGCATAATTTAAGCCAAATTTAGAAAGGTTAAGCAAATGGCAAAACTAGCTATAAGTATCAAATGGAAAGACGGAACGGCGCAAGAGGTACGCATTACCCCGGCCGCCGAGGTCGCTTTTGAGGACTGGGCCGGGGTCGGTTTGCATATCGCCCTATCCGCCGAACACGGTAAAAATAAAAACGTTTACCGGCTGGCTTGGGAAAGCTTAAAAGCTGCCGGTACCGTCGTTAAACCGTTCGAGGACTTTCTTAAAGAGATAGACGACGCCGACCTAGTAACGACAACGGTAAACCCTACGTAAAGGGCGGCCGACTATACGAGCTAGCCGCCCTAGGCGCCGAAACGGGCCTAAGTTACCACGATCTAACTACAGCGCCCGACGGCTATATAGACGCTTTAGTAGACTATTTGAATAAGCAACACGAGGCACAAAGGAAAGCAGCAAGACGGCGCTAAATGGCAACTACCGGCAACTACGGGTACCGCGTCGAGGGTCGCGGGAATATCAAAATAGACGGCATAACCAAAGCCCAACGCGATATACGCAACTTTGACCAAAACGCCCAAGACGACCTAAAAGTAGTGCATTTAGAAAACGCTAAAATCGTTGCCGCCGTAGCCGGGCGCTTGGTGCCGTACAAGACCGGCAAGCTAGCCGAAAGCGTACGAGCTGGGGCGCTCAAAAATTCGGGCGTAGTACGTGCCGGGTTTCCACGTAAAGACCCGCTTTACGCTGGCCCTATCCATTTTGGCTGGCCTAAAAGACGTATAACGCCTAACCCGTTTATTTATGACGCGCTCGATCAACGTAAGCAAGAGGTTATACAAAACTACGTAGACGCCATAGACCGACTAACCAATAAGTACGGGCTACGCTAGAGCTATGACTAAGCCCGTATCCGTACCTATCGTTGGCAACGCCGGGCCGTTACGTAAAGAGCTTAGAGGCGCCAGCGACGCGCTAGGCAAATTCGGTACGTCGGCCGGCAACACGTTTAAAAAATTTGGGCAAGCTGCCGGTATTGCTTTTGCTGCCGTCGGCGCTGGCGCCGCGATCTTCGCCAAAGACGCCATAGGCGCCGCTAGTGACCTACAAGAAACGCTAAGCAAAACTAACGTTATATTTGGCGACGCTGCCGAGGCGGTAGTCAAATATTCCGAAACTACAGCTAAGAGCATTGGCCAAAGCCAGCAAGAGGCGCTAGACGCCGCTAGTACGTTTGCGATTTTCGGTAAAAGCGCCGGGCTTGCCGATACCGATCTAGTTAATTTCTCGACCGATTTTGTAACCCTTGCTAGCGATATAGCCAGCTTTAACAACGCCGAACCTAGCGAGGTAGTAACCGCTTTAGGTGCCGCCCTACGCGGCGAGGCCGAGCCTATGCGCCGTTTCGGGGTACTTATTAACGACGCCAGCCTAAAGACGGCAGCGCTTGAAATGGGCATATATGACGGCAACGGCGCCCTTACCAGCCAGCAAAAGGTATTAGCCGCTAACAAGCTCATTTACCAGCAGACGACCGACGCGCAAGGCGACTTTTTACGTACCAGCGACGGCCTAGCCAACCAACAGCGAATACTTAAAGCCCGGCTTAAAGACGTTTCGGCCGAGGTTGGCAGCAAACTAGAACCAGCCGAAACGTCTTTAAGCCGGGCTTTAAGTATTCGCTGTTGGTTGGC